ACATCTTTGCAGGTTTTTAAATCAATGGTGCAGTAAAAGGTATCGAGAATCTCTTTACCTTCAAACTTTACTGCACCTATTGAACAAATCGCAGCGTGTGATCTTGTGGACATTGTCTCAAGATCGACCATAATATTAACAGTCATTTACTTTCCCATTCTTGCAATACTCAAAAATTCATTTCTTGCTGCAGGATCAGTTCTGAAACCGCCACCTAAGCGAACTGTAACTGTAGAACTTCCAGTATCTTCTACACCTCTAGATTTTACACAGTAGTGCTGAGCATCAATCATTACCGCAACGTCGGTTGTATCAAGAATATAACACAAGGCATGAAAAACTTGCTCGGTAAGACGTTCCTGAATCTGAGGACGCTTACTAAAATATTCTACAATACGATTAATTTTACTTAGGCCCAAAACCTTTTGATTAGGAACATAAGCAACAGTTGCTAAACCATCAATAACTACAAAATGGTGTTCACAATTACTTTGAACAATTACATTACGTTCTACAACCATTTCATTGTATTTCATTTTATTTTCAACAGTTGTACATTTAGGAAATGCCTCTGGATCCAATCCCCAGAAGATTTCGTTAACATACATCTTAGCAACACGCTTAGGTGTTTCATGTAGACTATCATCATCTAAATCTAGACCAAGAATAGTCATAATCGAAGCAAAATGCTTTTCGATTTCTTCAATCTTATCTTTACGATCTAGTTGCGTAACATCTATTGTGGGTGTTTCTACACCTTTCGATTTTAGATGTTCATGAATTTCCCAACCAAGTTTAGGGTCAGTTTTAGTTTTGTTGTATGACATTTTAGAATCCTTCCTTACACGGATATGAGTTTTGAAATTTGTCACCGTTGTGTGACATAGTTATTTATATGTTTCCCACCAGAAATCAATAAATTCTTTTTGGTTAAGCCTACTAAATTTTTCGGCATAGTATGTTGGAATATGTACCTGATCTTCATTATATAATAACACCGCGGTGTCAATACTGCAAAAGGAAAATAGTTCTTTTATTTTTATTAGTGTTTCGCCGCTATCGCAAATATCATCAACCAAAAGAATTTTGGAAAGAGGTTGAAGCACTGAGCTGTGCTTTTCCTGATAGGGAAAATCTCTAGTACTCCAAGTAAAAGAATAAAGAGGTATCTTTAAAGCGTGCGATAAACAAGTTGCGGGTATTAAACCTCCACGTTTTATACCAACGACATAATCATATTTAGTTTCCGATTCTCGTATTTGTTTGATAAGAGATTGAATGTCTTCACTAAACTTTTCAAAGGAATAAAACATTTAAGTGCCCCAAGCATTTTTAAATAAAGGAATCTGCAATCTGTCAGAATACCTATATCCTCGCTTCAAGGCAAGCTCAGCAACGGCCTTATTATTTAGATTATATACAAATTCAGTACCTCCGACTGGCATGAAATATATAGGACCGCTGAACCCTTCTTTCTGATATACATTTATCCAATCTTCTGCCTCATCCAAATCTTCTTCAGTTGCAACTACAAATTTTAAATAAGTGTAACCTATCTGTTGATACTGATTAATAACTTCAGGTTTCAGTGCTTCCTCTCTTGATTCTCCTGACACTGATAGCTTAGGGGATACTGAGAATGTTAAAGTATCTCTATCTCTACCAAATCTTGTCCATTCCTGAAAAAGATAATCTTCAAATTCTCTTGATAATAATTGAGTACCATTAGTTTCAAAAGTTAATTCTTTTAAATTCTTCATTAATGGCTGTTCGAGAAGATCGGAATATGATTTTTGCCAACCAAGTAAGGGTTCACCGCCAGTAATAACTAAATGTTCTTCTCTCCACTCTTGATGAGGAAGTAATTCCATAATCGAAGAGGCAAGCGTGTCAGTAGATAATACAGGAGATAAATGCTTGAAGCGAGGATCCCAAGAAGCGTAAGAGTCACAACCCGAGGATACAAGAGGAAGCTCTTTATAAGATTTAAAAGAATCAATATTTTGGGCGACAACATCACGTTCATTACTGATCTTACCTTTCTTCATACCAAATCCTCCGCATGTAAAATTACATCCGAAGGTTCTTAGAAAGATTGAAGGCACACCCATATAGCGGCCTTCACCCTGTATACTATAAAATAGTTCTGCAACTTTAATTTTGCTCATATATCAAAGACTCAAAAGTTCCATAAAATGCGGTACCATAACATCCGCTTTCGGATAATGTCGCCACGCTTGCTGTTTTAATGTGTGCTATATCTCTAAGTATATTATAAAAAAAGGAAGAAGTCAATTCATGTGGATGCCCAGGATGAGGTGGGATATTTACCCATTCAAAAAGTCGTAGGACTTTTCCTGCCTTTAAACCATTATTAATTATTTTTTGGGGATCTTCGACGTGCTGTAAACAATTATAAATCCAAACCTCATCCCACCCTTTTTCATTTATATTTTCACCAGAATTTAATTCAACATCTACATTATGAATCGCATATCTATCTTTTGTCCATTGCGGATAGTCGATAGGATCTACAACTTTGCCTTTTTTTAGATTAATACATTTTAAAAGAATACTAGTAGGGCCGCCGCCAATGTCCAATATACTTTTGTTGTTTACGTCAAAACTATACCCATAGTTTTCAAGTTGCATATATCTGGCATAAACATAGTGTTTTTGATCCTCATCAAAAGTATTAACACAAGTATTCCAATATTGTTTCTCAAATTCTAAATCATCAATCATATATTCATTCCAAAAAATCTATAGGGGGGTCTGCCGTTTCCTTTTTCTTTCTTGCTTTAGTTTGTGCAGGAGTCTCTCTCTTATCAGGATCAACACCATCTAATTGTTTCTTTAGAAATTCTATAAGTTGCCTTGCAGATTCACTATCATCGTTTTGTTGTATAATAGTATCTAAATCTAAGTTCTCAATTATTTTGTATTTAGTCGCCTGATGTTTTTTCTCTTTTTGAATTCTACGAATAAAGGCAAAATAAATGATCTGAGTATAATATGCAAAAGGATTAGAAGATTTAGATGGATCAAATTTTGTTGCAGCTGTTAAGCAATTTTCAATACCATCGGAGATCATATCATCTCTAAATGTGTAATTAATAAAGTTTGATTTATAAGATAAATGGGTGGCAATTTTAATAAAGCATTCACCTATATAATCAGGCACTCTTGGTATTTCTTTTCCTGCAGCAGTTGCTGCATCAATGCTTGCTTTATAATCAATTAGAGCACTAAGAAACTGTTTATTGTCTACATAATGTGCTCCAACAACAGGAGCCTTAATGGATAGTTCTTGTCCCTCTTCTAATTCCTCTGATAAAGATGGAATCGTCTCTTCCGGCTTGTTCTTCGTCTTCTTCAATGTAGTCTCCCAGTTTTTCTACAACATTTTCTAAAAATTCTTCAATTTCATATTGATTATTTGCTTCTTCAAATAATTGCGATTCCTCGTCTTCCTCTTCTTCCTCTTCTCTTCTCGCTTCAAGAAAATCTAAGTAACTGGATTTAAAATTATCAGTTACTTCTATCATAGTAACAATTTTATTAGAAGAAATCTTGTGTTCAATGTTTTTACTAAAAGGTAACCAAGGAGTTAATACGTGCGATTCTACTATTTGATTTTTCCTAGGCATTCTAATAGTATTTAGAATAACAGGATTTAAAACTTCAACGTATTGCTCTTTTAAAAAGTCTTCGCATTCTGCTAATGTCTCACCTACAATACTTTCCCCGGATACTAGCTTGATTAGTACGACATAAAAATTTTCCATTATAATGATACCTTTACTAATTTGTAATTAAAATGTTCATCATTATAAATTTTTATTCTTTCTATCATATGCAATAACGTATAATTCTTTTTAGATTTCCAAGTTAGATCATCGCCTATATCGTATAATGTGCAGGAATCTTTATTATCATTTGTTCTTAGACCTCTTCCGATAGATTGAAGATTTCTTATTCTTGATTTTGAGGGAGATGCAAAAATGATATTATGTAGGTTTTTAATATTTATCCCCGTAGAAAAAGTCCCATACGACGCTACAATTATAGCATCTGTTTCTTTTTCTGTCAATCCTCGTATCTTCTCTCGTTGTTCTGCATCAGTTCCACCATAAACAAAAAATACTTTTCTATTAGGTTCCTTTTCTTTTATCATTTCAAAAAGAATTTTTCCATGCTTTTCTACATACTGAAAAAGCACCAGTGTATTCTTATCTTGTTTTAGAGCAAGGTTTCTAATAAATCTATTTCTTGGTTCATGCTGAACTAGAAAATCCATTTCTTCCTGATAGGAATTCCCTTTAACAGACTTTTTAATTTCATCAGAATATTCTAAAATAATATTAAATATTTTTAGATCGGCAAGAGTCTTTTCTGAGATAAGTTGTTTTGTGGTAGTTACTTTTAGTACGGGCCCGAATATACCCTCTAAAACTAATTTATGTGTTTTAGTTCCATCTAAAGTTCCGGTGGTACCTATACGATATGGCGAGTTAGTACATTTATTTAAAATACTTGTCAAAGACTTTGCTTTAAAAAGATGTGCCTCGTCTCCATATATTGTCTGAAAGTCTTCAAAAAAGTTTTTAGGAAGTTTATATAAAGACTGCCAGGTACTAATGACAACATCAAACTCATTAGATTTTTCATGCCCACCATATATTCGATGACAATGATTAGATGCCTTCCAGCCGTTGATACTTGAGTAATCTTGAAAATCAGAATACATCTGTTCTACAAGAGAGGTGGTTGGTACAAGTATTATTTGTCTTCGATTAAATTTCAGATGCCATCTTAATAGACAATAGATAATTAAAGATTTGCCTGAACCTGTAGGTGATAATAATAGTCTCCTGCCATCAGATATTGCTTTATATACTGCTTCTATCTGATAGTCTCGTATTTCAATTGGTTGGCCTTTAGAAGATAATTGTAAATCTTTACAGAAATTTTCAACATCTTTATAAGACACAGGATCTTTAAATACCGGAGTTACTGCATCTTTAAATGAATAATCTCTTTCCTTTGCAAAGGCTTCTATATAATCTTTAAGACCAGCGTATATCTCTTTGGTGAAGATAGAGAATAATTTTACTTTACCATCCCACATACGAGACTTGTACAAAGGATGGAACTTTGCTCCCGGGACATCAAATGAAAAGTAATCACTAAGTTCTTGAGCAATAGATGGTTCACAAAAAACTTTTACGTGCACTTCGTCTTTTTTAACTATGATGATATCTTCTACTGTCATTAAATCATACCACTGGTAAATTTATTCCATTCTATGCAGTTTTTAATATCCCAAGTTCTACTATTCAATGAACGAATAATTTGTTCTAGCTGATATAAAACTGTTTTGAAATATTCTATTTTATCCTGCAACTCTATAAGATCCTTATCGCACTGCAGAAACTCATCCATTTCATTTTTCAAAGGTTTATTGCCTTGCCATTGTGACCATCCTGTATCTGCAAGTTCTTCTTGCGTAAGCTCACCTCGATAATATTTGTATTTAAGCCTTCTCATATTAAAATAATCTGAGTCGGCTTTTCTCAAATTAAGCCTGGTCGAAGTTAAATAGTTTAAATATTTGGAATGTAGATTAGGAGTCCTTGCGGACTCCTTTCCAAGATTTAATTCATCAATTTTGCAATCTTCAGCCCAAGATTGCTGCAAATCGGAAAGCTTCATATTATCCGCTTACTTGAATAATTTGTGCAGGATTGCCTTGGAAGTTGAATGAACCATAGTGGTTTAGAGAGATCGAAGGATCCAACCAAATCTCACCACCGATATCTTGCCATCTACGACTGAAGGTATAATCTTCAGATAGATAACGCTTATCCTTAGGATCAATCATAGTATCGAAGAAGGCATAGAAATGCGGATCTAATTCTTTAGGAGTATTAAGATCATTGTTGTACTTCAACTCAGGATATGCCTCAATCATTTTATCAACTACTTCACGCTTAATCATCATAAAGCCTGTTGCACCGTCATGCAAACGAATTAGGCCATTTTCAATAGCAATCTGTTTTGCCTCACGGTTAATGAACTTAAAGTTAATAGCATAGTCGCTACCAAAAGAAGCAATTTGTCTATCATCAAAAGAATCATGTGTTGCTCTAACACTTTCACGAATCCTTTGCCAATTAACACCCTTCTTAGGATAGGCGCCGACAACTACATCTTTATTATGCGCAATTAACTTAATTACATCTTCTACTTGGAATTCAATATCCGCATCAATAAACATTAAACGGGTAAAATTACTTTGTAGAAAATATGCAACAAGAACGTTCCTTGCACGAGTAACTAAAGATTCGTTTGCGATGGTTCCAAAAGCTACAGGAATTTGATGTTGATTGCAGAATGTTAGCAATCGAATTGTTGATCTAAAATATGCCTCAGTTAATTGCCCACCATAACAAGGTGTCGCAATAAAGATTCTTTCTTTTCTAAGGTCTTCTAGTTTAACCTCAAGGCGACCTTGTTCTTGTTGTCCTTGCTGTGCCTCTCCGGCCTTAGGTAACTGAGGAATAGAAGGCAACGGCATAGGTTTTACTTTTTTATTCATAATAACTCCAATTTATTATAAAGGTTCTACTTCGAAAAATGTATACTTAAAGGTTGCAATGGCAGTAAAGTATTCTACGGTTTGTGATGCGATATCAAAATCTAAACTTTGTAATGATATAGGGAACAGATTTTTAAATATTATATTAACTTTAGGATTGTTTGTCGAGTCTAGAATGGTCAATGTTCCGTCCGAGTATGCCAAAACTTCTGATTCCCCACTCTGTTTTGTTACGAAAGGAAATCTACTTGGACGTTTTTCGGTAAATGCTCTAAACTGAGAATAATCTTTTGGAAAGCCTAAGGCAAGTAACCATCGATATAATTCTAAATAATTGGACATGTCTTCGGACACCAAAAATCTAATAGTAAACTCTCCAAAATTTATTTTATCACCTATTGTAGGAATGTCAACAAAAGGGGTGGGTTGGGTTGCAAATCCTAATTGCATATCAGGTAGGTTTGCGGATTGACAAGTAAAGGAAGTTCTAGGTAAATCTTTTATAGTAAATCTAAAGGCATTTGGTCTTAGATAATCATATGTTGTAGCAATACTTGTAGT